AGGATGATGGACACATACTAGATTCAATTAGTATAAAAGCTAATTTTATCTATGGTTTTTTCCGTGAAGATGGTACACTGTATAAAATCTATACTCCAAAGAACAAGGATAACAAGTTCATTAAAGTAAAGGATTACATACAGGGTGGTGATCAACTTGAGTTTAAATCTAAGTATCTTATAATTACATCTTCTTTAAAAGACTTGATGTGTTTTAAGAGACTAGGAATAAATGGTATTGAGGCTATTGCTCCAGACAGTGAAAATAGTGTAATACCAGAAAATTTTATGAGACCTCTCCTAGATAAGTATCAAAAGATCATTATATTGTTTGATAATGATGAGCCAGGACTAAAGTCTGCTCAAAAATATAAAAGCAAATATGGTTTTGAGTATGTAAATTTAGATATGTCTAAAGATTTGTCAGATTCAGTTAGAGATCATGGTGTTGAAGCTGTGAGAGATAAATTGTTTCCATTAATAAAACAAGTATTATGAGTTGGATCTATAAAGGTAAAGATTTTGAGGATGGAGACATTCCTCAAGGAGCTGTAGGTTTTATCTACATTATGACTGCTATCATAGATGGTAAGTCAGTTGCTTATATAGGAAAGAAAAATTTCTATGCTAATATCAAGAGACCTCTTGGTAAGAAAGCACTGGCTTTAACTACTGATAAAAGGTTGAAAAAGTACAAGAGAGAAATAAAACCTGATTTTAAGAATTACTACAGTAGTAATAAAATTCTTAAAGATGCTCACAAAGCAGGAGTTACTATTAAAAGAGAAATCTTATTAATATGTTTCTCAGGTATGGAGCTCACATATCAGGAGACCAAACATCAGTTTGTTCATGAAGTACTTGAAAAAGAAGAATTCCTAAATGGAAACATATTAGGTAGGTTTTACAAAATCAAATAATTATGAGAAGATTTTATGACTATAGAGGTTTGCCACCAGCAGATGCTCAAAAATATCCTATAGAGGGTAAAGTAATATTAAAAAGTAAAAATTATTGGTTGTGTTGGATTTATAAAGATGATAATTGGTTTTTAGAAAGACAAAAACTAAACAAAGGATTTATTGTAGCTCCTAGAACTATTTACTTATATGATATTTATATTGCTACTTCTTTTTGGAATGCTTTAAAGTATTTTATAAAAGTAAGTTTTAACAAAAAAACTAAATAATATGAGTAATGACAGACATATCTGGGAAGGTTGGACTGTAAATGATTTTATCAAGGAGTTGGAAATAACATTTCCGTACCAAAACTTTAAGACAAAGGAAGAAGTGAAACAATGGTGTAAGTCTGAACAGCCTTATTACAAGAAACACATTCCTGAAGTAGCAAAATATTTTATACAAAAAGCAAGATTATGACAGAATTAGAATTAACAAGCCTCCTGTTTCAGTTGGCTGATCATGGTGTGACCGGTATTAAGGTAAAATATGAAGGTGGAGGAGACCAAGGAGCCATAGAATGGATAGGTTATACAAATAAACCTTGTGAAACTCCAGAAGATGTAGATGATAATATAGAAGATTGGGTAGATGATTGGGTATTAGCAAAAATTTCTGCAGTTGCCCATAATGCAATTGAAGAATTTGCTCAAAACAAACTTCTTGATGAAATAGAAGATTGGTGGAATAATGAAGGTGGTTGGGGAGAGTTATGCATATGTGTTCCTTCAGGTAAGTATATCATCAATAATCACATAAGAATTACTGAAAGTGAAGATTACTTTCATGATGGTAGTTTGTTAGATAAAGCAGATGAGTAATGACTGAAAAACAAAAAGCAGATGAAATGTATGCTTATGCAAGTAAGTTACATGGTCCTGAAAAAGCTAAAGAAGAAGCATTAAAATCTGCAACAGCAACTTATTCATTAGCACCATATAAAGATGGTAGAATGATGGCTAGAAGTTATTGGGAAAGAGTGATTGAACATTTAAAGAAAAAGTAATGGCACATCCTTGGCAGCATGCAAAATCATCAGCTAAGAAGTTTGGTGGTTCTCCTGTAGATTATTTTGAGATACATAATTGGTTTGATGAAACTAAGGCCTGGGTAGGTCATAGTATGCACAGAATGTTTAGACATCATTCAGAAGGTATATTTGAATGTGAAAGAAGATTTGGTATGGTAATTACTAACTCTGACGGTAAAGATGTATATGTCCGATATATTGGAGAACAGCATGTAAAAGAGGATTGTAACAATTACATCCCTACTGCTAAAGAATGGGTTGATATGATTGAAAGTGGTAAACCACATATGTGGGCCATAAAAACATTAAAAATTGAAGACTGATGGCAAAAATGATTTTTAGTAAAGAAGAGACAAAGAATATAATGATGATGTTGCAATCTGAAGATGCAGATAATCATGTTATAGCTTTTAAAACTCTACAGAATGTTGATTTTAATAAGTATGTAGGAGAACTATTAGTTCTTTATAAGTTTGGTGGGCATACTATGGAGAACTGGATGATTAACTGTAAAAAGATAGCAACTAAGTTGTTAGATATTAAACCAGAAACTCCACTCAGTAGTCCTAAAACACTAAGTCTGATTACACAACACAAAGGTTCTAAAGCTTCGGTTGAGCTATTTATGGAATTCTTTATTAGGGATATGTCAAGGATGTTAGAGTCCATAGGCTATCCTACAGATAAATTTGAAATTGATATTAAATTTAAAGATGATGGACAAACAACAGAGTCTTAGTAAAATTGGTAAAGAGCTAATGTTGAAAGAGCCCTATTATGGATTCTTTCTTATTATGCTAAATAAGTTATGGGGTCAGATGGTACCAACTGCAGGTGTAAGTAAGAATGGTATTAATTACCAACTTGCTATTAATCCTGAGTTTTGGGAAAGTCTTAGTGATGAACATAGACTTGGATTATTGAAGCATGAGTTGCTTCATATTGCATTTGGTCACTTGACTACATTCTTCAAGTTTTCTGATAAGAAACTTGCTAATGTGGCAATGGACATGGAAATTAATCAGTATATATCTAAAGAATGGCTACCAGAAGGTGGTATTGAAATAGAGAACTATGCTGAATTAAATCTTGATGAAAAAGCAGGTTGTAGATATTACTATGACAAGCTTAAACAACTTCAAGATGAGAAAAACAAGAATGGTACTTGTGGAAATGAACCTATGGATCAACTACTAGATGACATAGAATCTGGTAATATTCCTGATCATAGTACATGGGAAGAGTTTGAAGATCTTAGTGAAGCTGAACAAAAGTTAATTGATAGACAATTACAAAAAGTTCTTAGTGATGCTAAGGAACAGACTATTAGGAAAAGAGGTACTGTTCCTGGAGAAATTGAAGGAGTAATTATCATTGAAGAAGTTGTCAAGCCTAAATTTAATTGGCGGGGATATATTAGAAGATTTACTGGTGTAAGTACTAAGGTATTTACTAAGAAAATTAGAAGAAAAGAAAACCGTAGATTTGAGGCTAATCCTGGTCTAAAAGTAAAAATGAGACAGCATATGTTGTTGGCTATAGATACTTCAGGATCTGTAAGTGATAATGAGCTCAAAGAATTTATGAGTGAAATCTACCATATTTATAAATGTGGTGTGGATATTACTGTAGTACAGTGTGATACAATGATTCGATCAGTTGAACCTTACAAAGGTAAATTTGAGATGAGTGTCCAAGGTAGAGGAGGAACTGAGTTTGATCCTGTCCTAGAATATTTTAATGCAAACTTAGGTAAATATACAAGCCTGGTGTATTTTACTGACGGGGAATGTTATGCAAGAGTGAAACCTAGAGGAAATACTCTATGGGTTTTGTCAGAGAGATCTAGTATGAATACAGGTCTGCCAGGTAAAGTAATTAAATTAGAACTATAAAAAAAGAGTTATGAGTCAAGTACAATTGAATGTTAATGAGTTAAAGGATTTTATTAAGCACATGGTTAAGAATAACCAGCATATTCAGTCTGAAGGAAAAGTTCCTGTGGCTATTAATATTGAAGGTGATGCGGGTCTTGGTAAAACTTCTGCAATTATGCAGTTGGGTAAAGAATTGGAGATGGATGTTGTAAAGCTGAATTTATCTCAGTTAGAAGAATTAGGTGACTTGGTAGGTTTTCCTGTAAAAGAATTTCAGATTCAGAATGCTGAAGGTAAGACTACATGGATTAATGAATCTCAGATAAATGCAGCAAGTGCAAAAGGTTATAAAGTTGTAGATAAGAGAATGTCACATGCTGCTCCTGAATGGATTCAGGGTAAAGGAGAAGGTGGTTTCTTGGTATTAGATGACTATACTCGTGCTGACCAAAGATTTATGCAAGCTACTATGGAGATCTTAGATAGACAAGAATATGTCTCTTGGAAGTTGCCAAAGAACTGGCATGTTATCTTGACTACTAATCCAGACAATGGTGACTATAATGTAACAAGTCTTGACGTAGCTCAGAAGACAAGATTTATTTCTGTTGAATTGAAGTATGATGCAGATGTATGGGCTAAGTGGGCAGAGAAAGCAAACATAGATGGTAGATGTATTAACTTTATGTTGATGCACCCAGAATTGGTAACTCAAAGAATTAATCCAAGAGCAATCACTACATTCTTTAATGCCATTAGTTCTGTACCTAAGTTTGAAGATGGTTTACCTTTAATCCAAATGATTGGTGAGGGTTCTGTTGGAGCAGACTTTAGTTCAATGTTTACTATGTTCATTAATAATAAGTTGGATAGAATCATCAGTCCAGTTGACATCCTGACCAAAGATGAGCAATATGTTATGAACTCTCTTACTAATGCAGTAGGAAAAGATGATGAGTTCCGTGCTGACATATCTAGTGTTATTGCAACGAGGGTAATTAATTATTCTCTTACTTTGGCTGACAAAGGTTCAGTGGGTAAACCAATCATTGACAGGATAGCTAAACTTACTACAGACTGTGATGCATTTACAGATGATCTAAGATACTATATGGTCAAGGAGATTGTCAACGGTAATAAGGTTAAGTTTAGTCAGTTGATGATGAATCAAGACGTGGTGAAGATGGCTGTAAAATAAGTCAACGTAAAGGATTTCCCCTTTAAAAACCCATAAGTTTAATTAAAAACAAATATAAGGGGAGGTAAAACTCCCCTCTTTAATGTAAGTCTATGAAAACATACTTGTTTATTTATGACGTAGAAGTGGATAGTACAGAGCTAATAATAAAGGTTCAACCTTTATATTGTGCCAATGATAAGGTAGATTTTCTACCAATCAATGATAAAGATTATACTCCTACAAAAGGAGACAAACTTTATTTCCTTCCTGGAGTGAATATTCCTCGGGTAAAATTAAAAGATTTGTCTTTGCAACATGGTGTTAAAACTGTGAGAGATATTGATCAAGCAACACATGTATTTTGTGGTAAGAGCACTAAAGACAAATTAGTAACTAGCCACTGGTATTATCACATACCTACACAAAAGTTAAGAGATTTGTTGGCAGATGCTGATGATATGATGGATGAATACTACAAAGAAAATCTTAGAGAAGCTCTAGAGCACTATACTGAAGATGTTGTTGTTGTAGATTATACTTCAGCAAGTGAACTTAGAAATGCTGAGTTATCAGTCATACAAAAACATATTGGTAATAGTGCTTTAAGATCTTCTGATGTTTATTATACAGTTGACGAAGATCATAAAGATTTATTCCCGGGTATTCTTAGTTTGGATCTGTATAGTGAAAGTAAGTTGCTGAAACATATTAATGGTGATGATGCAGCTACAATAGATGAAACTATGTTCCTACAAATCAGTGATATGTTTAAGAGCTCAGATCAAGACAATCATATTCTTGCAATGGAGATTATGGCCAATTGTAATTATATGGAGAGTTTGCTATTTATTGAGATGTTATTCAAAGAGTTTTCTCATCAAATGTCTAACTGCCATACTAAGAACCATGTTAATTTCAAATCTTTGATTAGTTTCTTAGGGAAGAATAAAAACTACATGGGTACTGATGTTGATGAAGTAATGAAATCTCTTATTGCTAAAGATGTTCTTGATGTAGATAAGGTAAATGTTATCATGAAGTATTATGGTAAAGAAATAGCTGAACGTGGTGGTAGTTGGGATTATTTTGAAATTAAAAGTTTAACTCTTAGTGAAGAGGCTGCAAAACTTCTCAATACTAACTATGTTCATCAGACATTCCCAGATTTTATTTCTGAAGATGCAATAGAGGTACCTGAAATACACGGAGACATTGCAGATCTAAATTCTATTGAGAATAACTCTCCAGGGGTTGACGGGGTTGAAAGTGACCTTGAAATCTCTGATGAAGACATAGAAGATGCATTTACTAGAATT